TGTAACACAATTGCTGGATGATATATATAGTGCTTGCACTACCAATACAATGTTTTCGGTTGACCTCATGGGTGCTCTTTCGTAGAGTCTCACATGTTTTCCTTCATGCCCACATTATATGGGTTTTCTAACTATATTGTAATTACATACGGTGTATTGCTGTTCCGATGGTGCTAAGTCCACCAGCGATTTGGCCGATTGGACCAGGTACCACGGAAAGACTAGTGGCAATACCCGTGCCTATACCTATAATGCGTTTGACCACATCCCAAAAGCCCTCATTATCATAGTAAGCAACAGCAGGTGGTATGTTGTTGGCTATCTTGCGGTAATACTCTAGGGCTAATGGGTCAAGCGGTGGGCTAACACGAGCATAGTCGTTGAGAAGACCAGCAGGGTTGGTTTGGTATTCTATACAAGACCAAGTGCGAATAATCGCACTTTGGTCAGCAGAACCAGATGGGACAGTTACTGTGATGACAACCGTTTCCAATTTACCTATACCAGTAAGTAATTCAATACCACCTGGCACTAATTGTCCAAAATCACCAGTCTCGACAATTGCTGGCAAATTGGTGGCAATTTCCATAAAATCATCAAATGGAAAATCGGGTTCACTATTGGTTGCCATGGCGTAGACACCATTTCTAAAAGGTGCTATATAACGCGGACCAGTATGACTGCCAACACCTTCCATCCCTTGAACTGTAGGATAAAACGTACCTCCATGATTGCTAGTTCCAAGTGTAATGGGTATTTTGAAACACTGTATGGAACCAGCCCATGTCATGTCGTTCATCGTGGGTACTATCTCAATAGCATTTGACATGTAACGGTATTTAACCACATTAGTATCCAGATTTGGGACACTCGGAAATACTGAAACATAGTCACTACAGGGTTGACCAACATACTGGGCAGAGTTAGATGGGCTGACACCAATTGGCAATTGCAATGCAAAGTAAGAATAACCAGGCATCGGGACTAATAACAAGTAGGTGGTGCGCCCGTTTGGAAAAGTAACTGCAGTTTGGTCAATTGTCCTCTTGAGTAACGATTTGCCGTTGTAATTGTCTGGTATTCCTGACGCCAATTCAACATTTGAATCTGGCGCGGCAAAAGCACACTTAAGAAAACATTCACCCGCATGGGTAAGCTGTGGTAATACATACCGTGGTAGTCGCCTATCAAGCTTAACTCGACTACGCTTTGGGGCCCTATTCCTATTTCTTCGTTTGACCTTAGGAACGGGTCGTGGTATTAACTTAGTTATAGGTTTTGAGTTTTTCATGATTAGTTTCTAAACTAATGTATTGGTAGTCCGGGTCTAGACCATAAGTCTCAGGTTGCTCAAATCAAGTACTTTACTATCATAGTACTTTTCCATGTCATATTGTTGCTGTATAGTTATACCGAAACAACGCCAGAAATCCAACCTGGATTCTTGAGTTATCAGTTCACTACCAACAATGGGCATCTTGCGGAATGCAACGTCGGAAGATAGTGGGATTTCATTGAGACCACAACGCATTAGAAACTTGGAGTAACTTTGTAAAACAGGGACCCCAAGGTTTAATGAGTATTCACACAAGCCAACAGAATGGTACCAGTCACCAATAGTTTTCAAAGTGACAGAAGGGTCAATACATATATTGCTACGTGATATGACCCTAATTGGATTGCGAACAAAGACGTAACCATTTATAGTTCTTATTGGCTGAGTTTGACAGTAAGATATATCATGAAACTCATCAACAACAGTGTAAGTGGTGCCGAACCCCATAGAGTCCAACACAGGATAGTTGATCTTACACTGGTCGGTACGTTCTACGATAACTATACTATCATCACCAT